TTGGAGCAGTCCTTTTATTTTTGCCCATTTCATATCTCCTTTTCTGTAATATAAAAAGCACACCCGATTTGGATGTGCTTGATGTACATTATTCAGTTTCAGCCTCAGTGTCTGCTGACTCTTCTGCTTCGGTTGAAGGTTCTTGATTTTTTTTATTATCCATTGTTTTTTTGACTATTAAAGCCAACACGATAGGAATCAACATCGAGAACCCTGCAATTGTTTTATCTTGATATACTAAAATAATGCATGCGATTATCAATATTAAGCCCATTATTCCACCAAAAATCAAACTCGTTTTCGCAAGGTTAAACTCTTTATCTAGATTTTTATGAGCTAGATCCATATCTCTTGTTTCTAAGTTCATACGATGATCCATTCTTTTCTCAGTCATATCTAAGATTCTTTGTGCAGCTCCTGGTACCACTTCCTCATATCCTTTCATTATTTCAGGATGAGGGAGAGGTCCACTAAAACTACTTTTAACCGCTTTAAAAACTAATTTTTGACTCTCGGGCGGCATTTGTTCTATACGATCTACAATCTCTCCTACTTCGCAATCTTCCGTTTCAGTTAAATCATTTTCCGAATCAGAAGGTTGTGTTTCGTTTTCAGCAGGTGGGTTGACAGAGTCGCTCTCGTTCAATTCGTTCGAAATCGTCAAATGATTCTTTCAATCCTTCCCCGATTAATTTCCAATCTGCAGAAAGAGCTTCCGTATCATTTTTGATATACTTAGGCTTATATGTTTTAATTGTATGTGAATAGCAAAGTGAAGATCCCAAGCTTGTTAAGCTTTTAGATAGAACAACACTCATCATATCATCCCTTGTACGCATAACGATTCCCCCTTATTCTTATTTCTCATAATACCATTTAGCAATAGCACAAGTAAATAGCAATTCTACTTATGCTATTGCCTGGTATTCGATTATTCAAACTCTTTCTACCAACTGGATAAGAAATATTTTAATATACAAGGATAAAATTAACAATATTTCAATCACTATTACTTTGAAAACTCCTATATATAAAGCACAAAATAATCATATTGTAGTTTTATATATAATATTATATATACAAAAAAGCACAGCCGATTGGATGTGCTTAGAACTACTTTTGATGTTTAATTTTCTTTTCTAACATTGAGTTATAAAGAAATCAACCTTTTCCCATTTGCATTCATGAATTAAATAAAAAATAGCTTATGCTACTCTTTTTTATTATTGATCTAAACGTATTAATTTATCTCATGCTTCTGTTAATTTCCCATTAGAAACATATGCAGAAGTTATTAAGATAATTTCGAAGTCTTGCCTTTCTTTTATATGTTTTTTTCGATTGCATACAACCATTCATGAATAGTCTGTTCATTCAAACCGCAAGATTGATTGTAAACAGCGGTACGAGAAATTCTTAATTCAAGTAAGTTTCCATTTTTATAGAAAAGACCTCCTTCCCAATCTCCCTTTGCGATAAGTTTTTCATATGAAATTGGTTCACTTGCTTTTGAGAGTTCTTTCTTTTCTTCGAAACTTTTGCGCTTAAAATATCCTTCTGAACTTTTAGAATTACTGTATGGATTAAAAATAATAACATCTCCCTTCATCCACAATTATCGCAATTGCTGAAACGGGTTGGAATCATAGGTTTCTGCTATTTTTAGCATTAAAAATATTTCGAATAGGCTACTTAATGCCAATTCTTAATTTCATTTTCCACGAGTTGAATGAATTCAAAATAAAGAGTTGCTGCTTCTGATTCATCTTCAATTCCTACATATGGATAATTCAAAAGTAACTCAACCTTCTTATCTAACTTTCTCAAATGATCAATCATTTCGGATGTTAATAAATAAATTTTGCTATATATTATTGGTCTTATATCCTTCACATACTTTTTAGTATCTAGACTACCCATACCCATTTCGTCTAAAGGAGATAATTCTCCATCTAATCTTAAAATCTCGCCATAATATGACATTTTCTCTCTTTTTAATGTTCTGTATTCATTAATTTCTTCCTTAGCTCTCTGCGCTTTATTCATTTTATTTTGAGTGAAATAAGTAATTCCACCACCAACAATAGTTCCTATTAACGAGACTGCGCCTGTAATAACTATTTCAGTTACTGCCACCCAATCACTCCTTTTTTTGCAATTTAATTATCAGGTTAAAAAGGGCAGAAATCCAGTACAAAATCATTAATCTACTTCATATAAATATTTCACACCTACGTGACCTGTTTTCTCACGAATTTCATCACAAATTAATCTTATCCATTCTTCTTTTTGTATATCTTTTGGAACATTAATCTCTACAAATTCTACACTTTCTAATACTTCCCCATTCCTTGCATATGAATACTTAACATTAAATTCCATATGAACACCCCTTTTCCCTATTATCTAATCATAAGGAAGGTAATGCAATCGTAGGTTTCTGCTATTTTTAACGTTTATCTGCCACTTGATTTAATGTTCGCTTCAGCTTATCAATAAACGTCGGAATATCCTTGTCAAATACTACTTCAATCGTGTACGGTTTGCCGGCTTCATGATTTTCTTTCACTTGTGTAACCTGCGCATCTAATATGATGCCCCAATCCTTATGCTGCAGCGTGACTGTATCACCATTAAACCAATCTTCGTTATAACGAAAAATAGCGTTCTTGATTTGACCATTTACAAATAGTTGCTGCATATGTTCTTCTAGCTTCTCATTACCCCGGTTTGTAAGGTCCTCCACAATATCGACTTCTGAGCGAGCGTATTCCTTACCTTCATCATCTGTTTCTGTATCTGCAATATCACGAGCATCAATATACAATTCCTTACGCTCTAAGCCACTAAGATGATTGTTGAGTGTTACGACTTTACGTGCTATTCCTTCACCTTGTCCTGCCACGATAGCAGTTGTCTTATGGTCCAATGTACTTTCAGTGTATTCAATGCTTTCGAGCGTTTTAAACTAGATATACCATTTCAAATTAAACATCGTGAAATCGCATTAGATGCAGATGGCAAAGCTACGGAAAACTGGATTATTAAAGCTATACCTTTGAAAGCGTGGCTTGCCGACCGTATTTGCATACCGCCAAACAATAAAGCTACGCACGATGCAAATTCAAATACTGAGACCGTTATGAAAACTTATGTCGATGCAAACGCAGTCAATCCATTAGACCCATTACGTAAAATACCACGGTTAATTGTGGCATCGAATCAAAATCGAGGTCCACAAATCAAACGTAGCACTCGTTTCGGTACGCTGTCAGACGAGTTAAAAACGATTGGTGAGCTAACTCAAATCGGGTGGAATATCTCGTTAGACATCGCAAATAAACGCTTTGTGTTTGATGTAATTGAAGGTATAAACCGTACAGCTACGCAGCGAAATGTGCCGCCTGTTATCTTCAGCACAGAGTTTAAAACGCTCGAAAGCCATCTGCAATAAATCTGTGCTATTTAGATACCGATTAATTTTTAAATCAATAGAGCCAATACCGAATAAATCATTTGTGATTTGCAACGATTCATATTTTGGCACTTCGCCGTAAAATGTAAAATCAGTGTCTATGACACGTAAAGGTATCATATAATTCCTCCTTTATAAGACATGGAATAACTTGTAGTAGAGTGTCTACTTACCCTCCATAATTTCAATTTTTTCTTTGTCTGTAATGCGATTCATTACGACCATTTGCTCCATATTAGCATCCGTTAAATTTCCCAATAACCATTGCAACTTAATGTAATTAAAAAATCTTGACATATTAAATTCCTCCTAATAAAATTTCGTTTGTTGTTTGTTCTAAAGCCGTAACACGTTCCTCTAGACTTAATTTATTTAATGGTTCGAGTACAATAAAATTACCTTCTATCGTATACCGAATTTCTTTCACTTTATGCGACTCATTGTAGTGATCGATGATTCCTTGCACTTCACCATAATCAGCAAATTCAAAAATTGTTTCTTCCATATTAAACCTCCCACGTAAGCTTACTTGTTTTAGCCCCGAAACGTAATGCAAGAGTTTTCGGATAGAGCCAATGTGAATAACTACCTGTCTCTGCGCCTGCTAATCCTCGAATGGATAGCACATCCCCACGTGTAACGGGTACATCTAAACTTAGAAATACATCTGTCCCTTTTATGCAGATACCGCTTGCAATCACTTTGTTGTTTTTCAGTACTTGTAGTTTCGGTTCAGAATAACCGCCGCCAGGATTGTACGAATACTTAAAATACAGATTGACAACCCCTGAATAATTTGTTTTTACATTAGAAACAAAGGTTGTACCCGTTACATAATCGAGTATCGGACTTTGGTCTAATGTAAAGGATTGGATACTATTTGAACCGCTTGTATAAAGAAAGGAAGTGCTTTTTTTAATTAATCCCATTACACTATCACCGCCCGCACTATCCCTGTACCGCTAGGACGTTTGAATTTAATTGTTGTGACAGCGATATTTAATTCATTTAATGTTTCACCCGCCGCTAGTCGAATGCGTCCGTTGTTACCAGCAACTGTATCTGTATTCGCAGTATCAAACGCAATGTACAAATCGGTATCACCGTCATTCGTAATATACTTAATTGTTCTCGATGCTTTTAGTAATGTTTTTGTTACCTGTGTTGTTGAAATTGTCTCATCAATTGAAAAGAAACTCGCTTCTCCTCTTAAAAAAACTTCTCCTCCACCAAGATAAAATTTATCTCCGACTGCCATTTATTCACCCTCCTCCAAATAAAGCCCATTTGTGTCCATTTTTAATAAGAAGTTTTTAGCTCCATTATTCAAGCGCAAGAAACCATTTGTTAGGTGTCGTGTTTTATCTTCCGCATGATTACTAATTTCATTAGCTAAATTTGTAGCAATATCTCCTTCTAATTGACCTTTCACTGAATTAAACCAATTATTAAAATCTTGTTGTTGTTCGCTCTTCCAAATAGAAAAATCACTTTGTTGAGTTGTTCTCCATGCCTCAAATGTTTTTTTCTGTTCATTTAACCACAACAACATTTCTTCTACATAAATTCCTTTTTGTGCGTTAAACCAATAATCCCATTGTTGTTGGAATACACTTGTCGGCACACTAATAAGTGAATGAACAACACCGCATAAATCCTCGTACATACGCTCATCAATGAGTGATAATGAGTTAATGATGGTGCTGTTTGATGTGATTTTGACTTGCGCTAATGACAATTCGTAAATATAGTTATCGCGTTGCAAAGCAGGGGCAACAGGCGTAACTGCTTCCGTTCCTTTTTTGACAAATAATTTGATATAGCGATTGGCATTACGTAAATCTAGACGTAATACAATGCGGTCAATACGATTTAAACCAATCTCCGTAATATCATGTGTTAATTCCAGTTCTGTTGTGTTTTGATACGAATAACCTTTAATTAATCCTTGCCCTACTGCTACTTTTGTTTTCAAGCTATTAGCAACTACCGTCACCTGCATGCCTGGTACATTATCTTTGTGAATTAATCCACTCGACAAAACATCTCCGAAATAGTCTGCAAAATCACTGGCATAATGCCATCGTTCATCGCCTGGTGCGCTGTTAAAAAACTTAAATATTTCTGCCAAAATAATCTCTCCTCTATACCGCGTTATATAGCTTTTGCCACGTAAGGTTGAGTATTGCACCTTGTACGTCGCTATCTGCTGTATATGCGATTTCATTTTCTCCAATTTTCAAGCGGAACGCTGATAATGACGAACCTAAATCAAGCCAATGCATAACGTTACGGCTATTACCTTGTTCGTCAATAAAATACACTATTGCTTTATCGGGGTTCGTATCAATTACCATACGTTCACCTTCAAGTAGTTCTTGTTTTACTTTGATGTATTGATTTGTTGTGCGATTGATAATTGTTGGATTAAGCGCAGGTCCAAAAAACTCAATTTGTAACGGTGCGGTTGCATCTCCGTCATTTTCGATAATGCGTTCATCACGTTGTAAGCCCATTTGAAATGGTCCACTAAAAGGAAATTGAAATAACGGTTTAAATGCCGGTTCTTCCTCTTGCTTTAATGATCGCCAATACACCGATGGCGCAATAAAGGTAATTGAGCCTTTTTGCATGCGTTGCACCCGTCCTCCGTTATCCGGGAAAGACGGTACACCATCGGCTACGCAATCAATGACACGTACAATACGGTCATTTTCGTAGCGTAATGTACCAATACCTAATTTAGGATTAAGCACCTTCGCTATCAGTGCGCGGCGCTCTGATACGTCGCCATATTCTTCGTCGTAAGTGGCTGCAATCACGAAATCAACCGGTATTTCGCGATTATTAAGCAGTACGTCTAATAAATTAGAGCCGTCCTCGTAGGCGCTCTTTTGTGTTTGTAAGTCAGCTGTGACATCTCCTAATCCCTCCACGTTTTGCAAATAAAAAGGAGGCCCACCGATTTCGATAGACACTCCTAACGCATTTGTATAAATTAACTTCTCCATCGTGACCTCCTACATGCCAAAACCTAAATTTTGCATTTGTTTTTTCTGTTGTCGTGCGAGTTCCGCTGGACTTGATGGCGCGTTGTCGTATTGATTATTGATTGTAACGTTTCCACTTGGACCATTTCCGCCGCCCTCAACTTCGACTTTGACCGACACTGAAAGTTCTTTGCTAATTGCGCTTGTAGATGACGCTGTATAGCCTAATACATCTGCGGCAACTAAATTGCTCGTCACTTCCTCTTTAACGCTTTCCGCGAGAGTATGAGCCGTTTTAACAGCCTGTGCTTGCATACTAGCGATTCCGTTCATCATCCCTTTGACGATGTTGACACCGATGAATTTATTCGCCCATTTGGAAGGTGAGTGAATATCAAAGGCTTTTTGAATCGTCTTTTTAACACTTTGAGCGATTGAATCAGCTTGTGTCATAAGTGCTGGTGTCATGTCTGTTAATCCATTTTGCATACCTTTGATAACGTTTTTACCAATAGCAGGCATACTCGCTGTCATTGCATTGAATGTTTTCTTCGTGCCGCCTGTTAAATTTTCAATCGCTTTTTGCCATTCTTTGTTGTATGTTTCAAGTTGTGTAGCTGTTTCAGCGCGCATTTGCTCAATCTGTGTAGCTGTCGATTCTTTTAAGCCTACCAGTTCACTTTCTGCTGTTGTGCGAGCCAAAGCGGTTTTTTCTTTCCAGAGCGAAACATATTCTTGAAGTTCAACATCAGATAACGTATTCAATGCCGCGATTTCCCCGGCGCTCTTAGGACCAAGTTCTTGAAGTTCTGCGACTAATCCTTCATCAACTCCACGAGCAGCCAACATCTTCATGTTAGATGCCCAGTCACTTATTGTTGTAACTTGTCCTTTTAAGTTTGCGATTAAGTCTGTTCCAGATTTTTCAGATGCTGCAGCTACTTCATCAAAAATACCTGCGAATGAATACAATGAATTTGCACGATCTGATACAGCCTTTGCATATTCTTCATTGAGTTTTCGTTCTGATTCAATCAACGTATTATTCGCATCTTGAATTTTTGTTGTATACGTGTCAGATAAAGCAGTTAAATTGTTGTACAACTCTTGTTTTGACTTCTGCACTTGCTCGTCGAAGTATTGACGCTTTTGAGAGCCTTTTGCATACTCTTTGCCGATTTCTTTCATCAATGTGATTTGTTTATTCACTCCGATTGTTTCGTCTGCCAGAATAGAATCAACTGTTTGCTTATTTAACTCGTAGCGCACCGTTGCGATCTCTTTGTCTACCTTTGTTTCAGCGCCTTTAACATTCTTGTACTTTTCTTTCGTCTGCTCTAGCTTTTTCAAATACTTCTCAATAGTGTACTCGCCATTCTGATAGTTGTTGCTGATTTGCGTCATCTTGCTGTTGAATAGTTCTTTATTGATTGATGCAGTTTTGGCGGCTACTTTAGACGCAGCATTTGTAACTGACTTATAAGTTTTAGCAAGCTTATTCATTTCATCAATATATTTAGTGCCAGTGATTTTATTTGCAGAATACTTATTCGACAAATTTGTCATCTTGCTGTTGAATGCTTTTTGTTGTTTTAAGTACGCATTGTGCGCATCTTGTTGCGCTTTTTTAGCGGCCACAGTTGTTGTTCTCGCAATCTTTGCATTGACCGTCGCAACAGCGTTTGTCACGCTTTTGTATTTTTGTCCGAGCGCTTTTGCTTCTTTTACATACGTTGTCGTGCTGATAGATCCAGCAGATAAACGTAAATCTAAGTTTTTAAGTGAATCATTGAACGCCTTTTTAGCCGCATTTGCTGTCTTTTTAGCACTTGCTGTAACAACTTTCGTTTTCGATGTAATACCATTCGCAAAACCCTGCCCAGTATGTTCACCAAGCGCATAAGTAACGCGCGATGGCGAGTGAATGTCCATTGCTGATTTGATTGTTGATTTCACTTTATCCGCAATAGATTTAGCTGCGCCGATTACTGCGCCGGCCATTGATTTAATACCATTCACAAGCCCTTGAATGATGTGTCGCCCAATCGCTGTTAAATCAATACTTGATAAAAAGGACTGCGCTGACTGCCAACCGCTTTTTATTGCACTTACAACACCACTCATTGCACTTGATACAGCACTTTTTAACGAATTGAACATTGTTACGACTGTATTTTTAATTGCGCTAACCGCACTTGACACAGCAGACTTAATCGCACTCCATGCGCTGGTAATAATGGATTTAACAGCAGACATCGCACTTGATACAGCCGAACGAACTGCACTAAAACCACTCGTTACAACTGATTTAATCGCGCTAATGGCACTTGAAACTACACTCTTAATTGCACTCCAAGCTGAACTAATACCCGATTTAATCGCATTCATTGCATTCGTAATTGCTGATTTTATGGCATTAAAACCATTTGTTACCGCGGATTTAATCCCGTTTATCGCTGTTGTTGTTGCGCTCTTAATCGCATTCCATGCTGTTGTGATAGCTGATTTAATGCCATTCCATACACTCGTTGTCGTACTCTTGATTGCATTCCAAGCATTCGTAATCGCTGTTTTAACAGCGTTAAATACGGTTGTAGCAGTTGATTTAATGCTATTCCAAATACTCGTCAACGTTGATTTAATACCATTCCAGACGCTTGTTGTAGGCCCTTTAATCGCATTCCAAATACTAAGCAAGAATGATTTTAAAATGTTAAAAATGTTTTTAGCTGCTGAAACAATCGCATTCCAAATTGTTGTAAGCATTGCCTTAATCGCATTCCATGCCGCAGACCAATTGCCTGTCAAAAGATTTGTCAACGCTGTTAAAACACCCGAAATAATCGCCACAGAAGTTGTAATGACTGCTTTAATTACTTCCCAAGCAACTTGCACAATTGTTGAAATCAATGGCCATACCGTTTGAAACACCATCATAATTTGGCTCATTGTCGTTGTGATTGTATCTTTAATCAGACCCCAAACGACTGTACCAATTGTCATGATGTTTGCGCTATTCGTTGTCCAGATGGCCATAATTTGTGCCCATGTAGCTGAAAGGAAAGAAGCAACAGCACCGAACGCCGTTTGAATAACGTTCCATACCGCTGTAAAGGCTGTAGATACTTGATTTCGGAATGTTTCAGATGTTTGATACACACCGATTAATACCCCGACAAATACCGCAATAGCAGCAATCACAAGACCAACTGGGCCTGTTAATAAACTGATTACTGTACCAAGCATAGGAAACTTCGTCGCCAAATTCGCTACCCATGTACCAACTGTTGTTAATGTGCCGCTAAAACTCGTAAACAATCCTGTGATAAACGTAATTGCTTTACCAATGCCAGACATCATTGCTGTACCTAGACCTGCAAATAATGCTTTGAACATTAAAATAACCGGCATAATTGCCATAAACGCACCCGATAAAGAAATAACGATTGCAATTATTTGTCCGATAGCTGGATGTGCTTGCATCATACTGTTAGACCATGCTAAAAACTTATTTACCATTTCTAAAAGGATTGCACCTAGCGGAGCCATGCCAATCCCTAGATTCACTAGGAAGGTTGTTAAATTACCGATTAGCGACATTACCCCTGGTGCTGTAGCGCTAACGTATGAGAGGAATTTTTGGAACGATTGATTTTCTCCAAGTGCCGCAGTCCATGCGCGCCATCTTTCCATCAACCCTTGTAAGCTCGTCATCATTCCAGAAGCGGAACCACCGAACGCTGCGAAGAAGTTTACTACTCCAACAATTGCATTACCAAAAATACTACTGATCTTTGGCATATTTTCTTGCACATAACTAATGAAAGATTTGAACTTCTCGCTCTTTTGCAATCCTTGCGCCCATGTAGCAAATGATTCCGACATTTTTAAGAACCCTTTTGATACACTTTCACTAAGCGGTGCAAAAGCTACGAACATTGAGCCTAATCCTTTAAATAAATTCCCTACCGCTTTACCAAATGTCGTAAGCATCGGCCCTGCGTTTTTATTAAGGTATTCAATAAACTGTTGGACTGGTGGTGTACCAATACTTTGCTTTAATGATGTCATTAATCCACTGAATGCCTGTGAAGCACCCATAAACATCGGTTTAAGTTGATTTAAAAGGGATGATGCGACTTGCGCGCCTTTTTGCACACCTTCTAAAATCGGCTTTTGCGTCGCTTTTAAAAGGCTTTCATACGTGGTTTTTATGCTATCAATAGCCGCCTTTGCCTGTTGTTGCTGGGCGTTCAGTTTCGCATTCTTTTCATACAATGCTTTCACATTCCCAACTGCCATCGCCATAACGCCACCGAAGCCCGCAAAGGCTGTACCTAGAGCAAATGCAAAGCCCATTGTTTGCCCTGCAATAACTCCAATCATGACACCTAAATTACCGATTAAAGCACCTAAGTTTGCAAGGATTGGTGCAATCATTGGCAATAAACTAACAAAGACTCCTCTTAATGCATAACCAGCTACCTCACCAAATGCTCGAATATTACTTGCGAGTGTAGCGATTGATGCTTGAAACGCATCAATACGTGCGGTAATTTTAATAACTGCTGCACGAGTTAACGCTTGAATTTGCGCACGTAGCAACGCCAATTTGTATTTAAAGCTAGATGTTTCTGCATCAATACGAATTTCATTTGTACGACGTAATGTTTCAATTGTTGCTCGTAGCTGTGCCATACGAATCATGAACTGTGAAATGTCCGCTTGTACATCAACTGTCGGTCTTGAGCGGTCCATGTTCATAATTTCTGCTCGAAGTTCAGCCATGCGGCGTAAGGCATCTGAAGTATCTGCGTGGATTTCAACATCGTGCGCTTCACCTTCTAAACGCTCTGCAACATTTTCAACTAATCGTAATTGACCTAACGCTTCTGTAACGTCTGCGTCAATATCAATTTGCCGATTTCGTTCCGTTAATTGATCCAAGCGCAATTCAGCTCTTTGCAAGTCGCGCATGCAATCACGAATATCTGCTTGTACTTCAATCGTCGGCTCTTGCTGTGATAATGTACGAATACGATTTTGTACTGTTTCAAAGTCCGTTAATGCATCGTCTACATCTGCTTCAACATCAATGTGTACATCACTTTCGATTAACTTGTCTGCTTTACGTTCGACGCGGGCCATTTCAATAATTGCCTGGTCAACATCTGCAGTAACATTAACTTTCGCTTGTTCGCGGTTTAAATCACGCACTCTCGATTCAATCGTTTGCATATCACGTAAAAAGTCACGTACATTCGCTTGTACATCAACTGTCGCATCTTCGCGTTCCAATTCTTTTAAACGATCCTCAACAGCATTTAATTCTGCTAATACATCCGCAACACTTGCTTGCACATCTACCGTTACGTCATTATTTGCAAGATTACGCATTTCAGTGCGTACTTCTTTGATATTGCGCATGAAGTCTTTTACATCTGCGGTTATATCAACATCTGCCCCAGTCGCAGCATCACGAATCGCCTTGTCGACTTCCTTCATTTTACGTTTAAACTCTTTGACCTCTGCGCCAACTATGGCCGTAAACTTGGAAGAACATCGAAATGATGCA